GACGGGGGGAGGGGGGTTTTTTGGGGGGTACCGTCGGGACAAGGTGCTTGACAATCATATATTTAGACCCCAAGCAAAATATAGAATATTTGAACTAAGCATACCTGAGCGGTAGCGATAGGATACCTAAGCTATGTATACATATACCAGACATACCCTTTAAAACGCATGAGGATGCATTCTAAGGGCTTTTTGGGTATTTACCTATATGATGACATACTTAAACATAAGAAAACGTCTTAGAACGCAAATATGGAGCTTTGAGATATTCAGATAAAGTATTGACAAGATTGTAACATTTGAGTATAAGGGACAAATGAATCAGCAAGAAATATATAATCAGATCACAGATAACCTAGATGACAACAAGAAGTTGTGGGCTATGGCAGGGCGTTTCGCGGAAACTCATAGGGCGTTAGAGAAAGCTAAGGAGTCCTTAGGGGCAGCGCAAGCTGGTAACGTAGACCTAGAGGATAAGGCGCGCTTGAAGGAGATGGTAATGACCCACCTGCTTAGGGAGTCTAGTAACGGCAACGCTCAGGCGTCAGATAAGCTAGCGAGGCTGGCAGGTCTTGGGGAGACCGAGCAGGATATAACAATCGAAGTAATATCTTACAAAGACTATATAGCCAAAGAAGAGTCTGAGTAATGGATATGGAATGGTTAGATAACTGGGTATGCAAGTGCTGTAGGAATAAGTTCTTGGTGCCAGAGGACACATCAGGCGTCCAGATAGAGGGTTTGCATAGCAAGCCGAAGTTCTGCCCCTTCTGTGGTACAGAGGAGATATTCGGTACGGAGGACTTTAGCGACCCAGAGGCTGAGTATATAACTGAGGATGCTGATGGCGAAGAGATCAATACGATGAAGTTCGATAACCTAGATGATATGATGAAATGGCTAAGAGAGCTAGGCGAGGATGATGATGAAGAAGATGAAAGTTTCTAAAGGCGACGCGGTATACATAGAGTGGATGGATATAACCGCAGACTTGCATAGCGATGCAAAGCTAGAACCAGCCGCAGCAGAAGTGATGGGCTGGGTAGACAGTGTTACAAAGAAATATATTAGATTAAGTACGTGCCGTTATAAGACGGATGAGCATTGTGACCTCAAAGATCAGATCGCCATACCCATGGGGTGTGTTGAGCAACTAGAGATCATAGGATAGAAAAACTTAAATGCTTCGCATTTGATATAACCCATAAGGATTAACAAGGAGAGCCGAAATGAAAGTATGCTGGGAGTGTGATACAACAGATCATGATTTAACCAATCCTGTTCTAGAGTATCTTGATATTAATGGTGAGGTATCTGCATCAGTATGCCTACGATGCCTAGAAAAAGAGAAGGAATATGAAGAAGATAGTTCTTCCAGCTGTTAATCCTAGACCATACCAGCTACCATTCCTACAAGCATTTGACACAGGGGCGCAATACTCAGTGATCTCTTGGTGTCGTCGTGCTGGTAAGGATGTTACTTCATTTGCTGCACTGGTCAGTCGGGCTATCCAGAATCCGGGCAGTTACTACTATCTATTCCCCACCAGAGCATGGGCGCAACGTGCATTATGGGACAACATCTGTGAATGGGCAGGGGGCGTTAAACTAGTCGACCTACTCTGTCCTCCAGAGATTGTAAAGAAAAAGAACAACTCAGATTTTTATTTAGACTTGATTAATGGCAGTCGCATCAAGATTGATGGTACGGATAACTTAAACTTTGTGGGACAAGGAGGCTCAGGATACGTGCTATCCGAGTTTTCCTTGCACAAAGAGGAAGTAACAGGGTTCCTTGCTCCCATTCTAACTGAAGGTTCAGCGTTTGCTATATTCAACGGAACGATGCGTGGTAGAGCCAATCACCTCTACAAGCTATACGAGGCTAACAAAGATCGGGACAATTGGTTTACACAGCATTTAACACTGGCTGATACCAAGACCAACTACTGGATTAGCCCTAATGGCGAGATATGCATTAACCCAGAGTTAGAGGGCATCATTAATCCCTACGATGGCAGACTATACAAGAACATTCAGGACGATGTGGATGCTGGTATCATCAGCTTAACCATGGCGAAGCAGGAGTATTTAAACGAAGCCGTAGCTAATGTAGAGAAATCATACTATGGACACGAGCTTAACCTTCTCAAGGGGGAAGGGCGTTACGGCAACATCCAAGATAACGGCACACCAGTGTATACATTCTGGGACTTAGGTACCAGTGATGATACGTGTATTGTGTTCGCTCAACTACAGGGCGATAAGCTCTCCATACTGGACTACCATGAGTCTAGTGGTAAGAAGATTGAGGACTATGCACAGATTATCCACAGCAAAACTTGGAAATATGGTGGACATTTCGCACCGCATGATGTAAGTAAGAGAATGTTGTTTGGTGATTTAGTGTCAAAGGCTAAGGAAGTTGGTATAGACTTTAGAAGAGTTCCAAAGACTAACTCAGTTCTGGATGATATTGAGATATGCCGACGCAGTATGCGGAATGTATGGATGCATGATAGGTGCGAAGATTTAATGGTACACCTTGAAAGCTACAGAGAGGGAGCTTCTGGTAGACCTGTACATGATATGCACTCGCATGGTGCCGACGCTTTTAGAACAATGGTAATGGCTGATCATTTAAACTTGATAAGTCCGTACTTAACAGATTCAGCAGAGATATATCTGCCAGATTACACATCAGGAGAAGGAGAAGAGTATGCAGACGCAGGGTGGGGATTTGATACAGGAGGCAAAGGATTTTCTGGGGGAATCCTATGATAGACTGCTCGACTGGTATCTAAGACATGGGTACGTTTACAAGGATGAACATATGTTTGTTATGTTTTGTGATCACTCAAAAGATTACTTTCTTGGAAAGAATTTAGAGAAACCAGTTGACAAATGGGATGCTTGGCTAGTAGGGTTCTTCGCAGGTGACATGAACCATCTTGCAAAGATGATGGGTAATAAGCACAAATGGATTATTTGGGAACGAGCTAATAGAGGCTACAAAGTATATAACTTAGAAAGATTAAGGAGAAAGTTCAATGGGTAAGTATGACACACCTGAGATACCACCAGTAAAGACTCCACCAGCACCAGTGATTAAACAGGATGCTGCCGAAACAGGTCGAGCAACCAAGAAGCGGCTACAAGAGCGCAAGGGAGCTATGGCTTCATGGATCACCAGAGGTCAATCATTAGGTGGGGGACTCAACCTTAAATGAACGCAACTGACTTGATCAAAATGTATAAACGGGAGATGAGTTCTGCCGAGCGTACAAACTTTAACAGCCTGTATCAATCGGCGGCAGAGTTCTGCAACCCGAAGGCTGACAACATCGAGGCATTACAAACTGCTGGTGAGCGCAAGGATAACAAGCGTGTAATCGATATTGGTATTAAAGCGCGTCGTATGTTTACTGCTGGCATGATGAGCCACCTGTTCCCACAGGGACAGAACTGGGTTCGGTTATCAGTTAAGAGTGAAGAGCTTTCTGAGAACGATAATGTTAAGCGCGCATTAAATGCAGCCACTAAACGTTTTAATCGTGCCATCGAAGAGTCTAACTTCTATGAAGAGATGGGACAGTGCGTTGACGCTTGTGGATACATTGGTACTACAGCTTTGTACTGCGAAGGAACTGACAAGCGTATGCTTAACTTCCGTAGCCACTACATCAACCAGTTTGCCTTTTGTGAAAACTACTTAGGCGAGGTAGATACAGTTATCCGTGAGTTCACACTTACAGCGCGTCAGGCGTATCAGCAGTTCGGTGATGAATTACCCGTAATGATCAGGGATCACGCTAATGATGTAGGCACAAACAACAAGGAGTTTAAGTTTATTCACATTGTTACACCTCGCAAAGGTGGCATGGCTGGTACTCAGAAGAAGAATGAGAAGCCAATCGCGTCATACTACGTTAGCTTAGATGCTCAAGAGATTGTACGTGAGTCTGGCTTTGATGAAATGCCCTACAGTGTTGGTCGATTCTATAAGACTAACTACGAGAAGTACGGACGCTCCCCTGCTACAGAGGTGTTCTCTACGCTACCTATGCTTAACCGCATGGAAGTTACTCGCATTCGTGGAGCCGAACGTGTATCTAACCCACCATGGTTGGCACCTAACGATGGCAGTGTTCGTCGTATTAGCAACGATCAAGGCTCTATCATTTACTGGAACGCTGGTAATCCAATGTCTAAGCCGGAGCAGTTACGCCCAGCTGACAATGTAATGATTAATGATGACATGATTCGCAAGAAAGAGGAAGAGATTCTCGATGCGTTCTATGTACCATTATTCAATCCGTTAATGAACAAGAAGAACATGACTGCGTTTGAATCATCCGAGCGTTTGAACTTGTCACTTCAGTTCCTTACACCAGCCGTAAACCGACTTAACAAATACTTCGTACGTCCTATCTTAGAGCGCGCATTTGGCATCATGTATCGGGCGCGTAAGTTCCCGGAGCTTCAGATTCAGGAGCTTAGTGGAGCTGAGATCGAGTTCGAGCTAGTAGGTAAAGCAGCATTAGCATCTCGTCAGATCGAATTGTTTGGCACTATGACAGCAATGGAGCAGATGGGTCTTATCGGTCAGGTCAAACCTGAGATATGGGACAACATTGATGCAGACGCTATGGCTAGATTCATTCAGGATGTTAACATGGTTCCCAACAATGTTCAAACTACTGTCGAACAGCGTGATGGAAAACGTCAACAGCAAGCTCAACAGGCTGCACAGCAAGCTCAGATACAACAATCTACAGCAGCAGCAGATGCCTATGTTAAAACACAGAAAGCACCGGAGGCTGGCTCTGGAGCTGAGGACTTAATGAAGATGTTTGGAGGTGAATAATAATGATGGGTGGCGGCAGTAATATGGGAAGATTTCTTAAGTATGCTGATCCAAGTAAGCTGAAGCGTTTAAAGAACGTTGGTGGCAAATTAGAACTTGCACCTGAAGCAGATGCTCAGATGGAAGTCGGCAGAACAGCAAAGCGTAAGTACACAACAAAAGGGAAGTAGTTATGGATATAGTAGACAAGGTCACCTACGATTTTAAGTGGGATGACGAGAGGGACTTGGCTGAACAAACTAGACAGGCATTTGTTAAAATCTTCAATGAGGATGATATGGATGCCCAACTAGTTATGAGGTTTTTAGTAGGGGTTTGTAAGTGGCAGGATATTACTGAGTATAATGACCCAGTAATTGAAGCTAAGATAAACTCTTTGAGAAATGTAATGCTAGCAATTAAACAACAATTAAACATGAAAGAAATAGGAGAATACGATGGGAATGATGGATAAATATAAAACCGTTACAACACAAGACGTTCTAGCTAAGTACAAGCCAGCTACTGTTGATGCTGAAAAGTTAATCGACCCTGATTTAGCTACAGTTGAAGGCGACGAAAAGCAACAGAACAACAACTTGCTACGTATGTTAGGTATGCAGTAGTATTTAATATGACTAAGAAAGCGTCAATTTTAAAACGCATAGGGGTGTCAGGGTACAATAAGCCCAAGCGCACTTCGGGTCATGCGAAGAAATCTCATGTAGTAGTAGCCAAGTCAGGCTCTACGGTTAAAACAATAAGGTTCGGACAGCAAGGAGTTTCTGGTGCTGGCAAGAATCCTACAACTAAAAAACAAAAGGCTAGACGCAAATCTTTCAAAGCTCGGCACGGCAAGAACATCCGCAAGGGTGTATTATCTGCCGCATACTGGGCGAACAAAGTTAAGTGGTAGTCATTACATAAAGGAGGTAGCGACACCCCAATAGGGATAACTTCGCTATTATTATGAGAAGTACTAAAAAGAAATACACAAACGCAAAAGTATCTGGTAAGACATATCCAGCAAGTAAGAAAAAGTACACAACTAAAAAGTCAAAGGGAGAAGGATAATGGCTGAAGAACAAGTACAAGAAGAAGTAGTAGAAACACAAGAGGTTGTAGAGGAAACGACTGAGCAACCTACAGCAGAAGCAACTGAGGAAGTAACTGAGCAAGCGTTCGTTGACTCTATGCTGTCACAGATAGATGATGATGACGTTAAATCTGCTGGATTCTGGAAGAACCTAGAAGGCAAGGATGCTAACGAGGTTGGTAAGTACATCAAGGAGCTTCAGAGCTTTGCTGGCAAGAAGGGTGATATCCCTACTAAGGACGCAAGTGAAGAAGAGTGGAATGATTTCTACGCTAAGATGGGTCGACCTGAGTCTATTGAAGGTTATGACTTTAACATTAACGATGATTTCAAGGAGTTGGTAGGCGAAGAAGCTGTACCTTTCTTTGAACAAGCTATCGACGGATTTAAGGAGCAAGCATTTAAGCTTGGAGCTTCTACCGATCAAGCTGACGAATTAGTAGACTGGTATTTAGGTCAGATTGCTACAGACGTTCAGGAAACTAACAAGGTTAACGAAGCTCATTACACAGAACAGGAAGCTGAAGTCAAGAAGGAGTGGGGAGATTCCTACGACGGAATGAATGACGGCATCAAAGCTATGTTAATGAACAATGGTATGAGTGCAGAAAATATAGAGTCTCTTGGTATTACAGGAAACGCTGCATTAGCTAAAACTCTAGGTAACATTTCTAAGTCATTTGCTGATGATGTAGAGATTGGACACCACCATACTAACACAATGGCTGGACTGAAAGATCAGTTGTTTGATGTTAACCAGCAGATTAAAGAGCTATTGGGTAGTACTGGGAATATTCCACAGCACATTCAGGACAAGCGACTTGATCTAATGCGTAAACTAGGTGATAATTTATAAAACATCTTGACAGTCTTTAAAAGATTGTTATACAACATAACGCATCATTCCGGAGGCAACTCCTCGGAATCTTCGGAAGATGCAGTCCACGCAGACTTTAAATGCTAGCGAACGACCCACTCTGTGGATAATTAAGTAGCGTCATGACAAGCAACATAAATATATTAACTTAATTAAAATTAAATTGGAGAAATAAAATGGCATATACAGGTGGTCCTTTGGATCCTAACTTCGTAAACCAGTTTGCTTCTACCCTTCACCTCCTCACAGAGACTAAGGGCGGAAAGTTCGCTGGCAAATCAATGGAAGATACAATCGACGGAGAATACAAATTCTACGACACATTGGCTTCTGTAACTGCATCAGAAGTAACTACTGCTTCTGTAAGCGGAACATCTAACACTAGCCCAATCGCAAGCATCGCTCACGATCGTCGTCGGGTTTCTGCTAGCTCATATGATGTTGGTCTAATGATCGACAGCCAAGACAAGCTTCGTTCTTTGATCGATCCTTCTGCTGAATACGTTCAGCGTATGGTTTCTGCATTGAACCGGAAGCGTGACATTGAGTTCATTTCTGGCATCCTCGGAAACGCTTCTGTAGGTAAAGCTGGTACTGACACTCCTGTTGCATTAGGCTCTGATCAAGTTATCGCTAACAACAACGAAGGCTTAACTGTTGCTAAGTTGCGTGAAGCACGTGCTAAGTTGGAAATCGCTGGTATCGACCTCGACGACCCAATGAACGCGCTTTACATTGCTGTTACACCTAAGCAGATCGCTGACTTGTTGGCTGAAGAGAACGTTATCTCTAGCGACTACAACAACATCCAAGCGTTGGTTTCTGGTAAAGTTAACAACTTCCTCGGCTTCAACTTCTGCATCAGCAACTTGCTGCCTAAAGTTGACGACAGCGGTGTTGTTCTTTCTTGGACTAACGACGCTCCTGACGCTGGAACTGTTGCTTCTCCTACTACTAATGGAGACATCCGTTCTAACATCGTATGGTGTAAGTCTGGTATCCGTACTGTAACTGGTTCTGACATCAAGACTGAAGTCGAAAAACGTGCAGATATGCGGTTCAACTGGTATGCATACGCTTCAGCTCGCTTCGGTGCTGTTCGTATGGAAGAAGCTAAAGTTGTTCGTGTTGACTGTGACGAAACAGTAGACGCGTAATTAACTGGGGGTTAATAGCCCCCTTTCGTTTTACCCGGCTGGCAGAGGTTTTCCTTCTCGCCCCGTAAGTCCAGCTACTTTTTTACCCTTTTAATAAACTGGAGCTATCATGACTAAGCTAGAACTTGCAAACCAAGCACTCCTCCGAGTAGGAGCTGACATCACCACCGACCTTTCTGGCACAGACCGACCATCGGTAGTAGCCAACACATATATCGACTCAGCAATTAAAGAAGTTATTTTAGCACACAAGTTTTCAAGTGTAGCATCTATACAATCTATAACAAAATCATCAACAGCTGGCGATGGAGCTTTATATGCCATGCCCAACAATGTGGTTAAACTGCACCGCGTATTTACACCAAACACAGTAACACGAGAATACCTCCAACCCCACCAATACAATGTTAACGGCTTTCTGTTGGAAACATTTGACGTTAATAGCACTAACCTTTTACTTGAAGTGTCTATTGTTGACACATCCATCACCTCAACCTTAGCATTTGATGAGCATCTTAACCAGCTTATAGTTCTAAAACTAGCCTCCAAGATTGCACCAGCGTTAACATTAGACCAAGAGTCTGGTGTTGTGCTAGGAAAGGAATACGCTGAAGCTTTACAGCTAGCCGTTAAGACTGAAGAAGAACTATACGGAGCAGGCGACAAGCAGCATGACCTAACAGACGAAGCATTCCTTAAGTTCCACATGGCTAAACAGGAAATCGACTATACGCGTCAAGCTGAGTTGCTTAAGGTTACAGCCGATACAGAGGTTGATACCTCCAAGGTAGGAGCATCTCAGACAGTTGAAACCCTTAAAGTTGCAGCCGATAAGGCTATCGACTTACTTAAGGTGGATGCTTCTGGCGACGTTGAGCGAGCCGCGGTTGTAGAAGACAAGATTACAGACTTATTACAAGTAGACGCTGGTGGTGACGTTGAGCGAGCTGCGGTTGCAGAAGACATTTTAACAGACACTGATAAGATTGCTGGATCTCAGACCATCGAGACTCTTAAGGTAGCTGCAGACAAGGCTATTGACCTGCTAAAAGTTGCAGCAGGTGGAGACGTAGAACAAGCGGCTGTTGCTGAGGATCAGGCGACGGACTTGTTAAAAGTAGCTGCCGAGCAAGTTATTGCTACTGCTGGCGTAGCTAAGGATGAAGTTATTGACCTGTTAAAAGTGGCATCAAGTCAGGCGGTCAGAGAAGCAATGGTTGCGGCTGACCAAGCTGTTGACGAAGATTTAGTAGGTGCCTCTCAGATTATTGAAACCTTAAAGGTTGCCTCCGATAAAGCCGTTGACTTGTTGAAGGTTGATGCTTCAGGTGATGTTGAACGTGCCAAGCTTGAAGAGGACAAACTTACAGACTTAGACAAAATTGCTGCTAGCCAATTGGTAGAAGGCTTCAAGCTTGCAGCTGACAAAGGGACTGACTTGTTAAAGGTTGACGCTTCAGGTGACGTTGAACGCGCTGCGGTTGCCGAGGACAAGCTTACAGACTTATTGAAGGTTGATGCTTCAGGTGACGTCGAGCGAGCTGAGGTTGCCGAGGATATACTTACAGACACTGATAAAGTAGCTGGCTCTCAGACAATTGAAACTCTTAAAGTTGCAGCCGATAAGGCAATCGACTTACTTAAGGTTGCTGCTGGTGGAGACGTAGAACAGGCTGCCGTAGCGGAAGATCAAGCCACAGACCTACTTAAGGTGGCTGCAGAGCAGGTTGTTGCTACAGCAGGTGTAGCCAAGGATGAGGTTGTAGACCTGTTAAAAGTTGCATCATCGCAAGCTGTAAGAGAGGCAATGGTTACAGCTGATCAAGCGGTTGACGAAGATTTAGTTGCAGCATCGCAAGCCGTAAGAACGCTACAGGTTGCCTCCGACAAAGCTATCGACTTGTTACTAGTAGATGCTGCTGGTGATGTCGAACGAGCTGCGGTTTCAGAAGATATTTTAACAGACACTGATAAGGTTGCTGGCTCTCAGGTTATCGAAACCCTTAAGGTAGCAGCTGACAAAGCTATTGATTTGCTGAAGGTTGCCGCTGGTGGCGATGTGGAGCAGGCAGCTGTTGCCGAGGATCAGGCTACAGATTTATTGAAGGTAGCTGCGGAACAGGTTGTTGCGACTGCTGGTGTAGCTAAAGATGAAGTTATTGATTTGCTGAAAGTTGCCTCCAGCCAAGCCGTTAGAGAAGCAATGGTTACGGCTGACCAAGCTGTTGACGAGGATTTGGTAGCGGCATCACAAGCTGTAAGAACACTACAGGTGGCTTCTGACAAGGCAATTGATTTACTACTAGTAGACGCTGCTGGTGATATTGAACGCGCTAAGGTTGCTGAGGACAAGCTTACAGATATGGACAAGGTTGCTGCCAGCCAAGTGATAGAAGGTTTCAAGGTTTCAGCTGACAAAGCGAATGACTTGTTAAAGGTAGCCGCAGGCGGGGACGTTGAGCAGGCAGCAGTAGCAGAAGATCAAGCTACAGACTTGCTAAAGGTAGCTGCTGAACAAGTAGTTGCTACTGCTGGAGTTTCTAAGGACGAAGCTATTGATTTGTTAAAGGTTGCATCCAGCCAAGCTGTAGAACAAGCCAAGGTTGCTGCTGATGAGTTAGTAGACGCTGACAAGGTAGCCGCATCACAAGCAACAGAAACATTAAAGGTTGCTGCTGACAAAGTGATTGACGCATTAAAGGTTGACGCAGCAGGGGACACAGAACGCCTTAAGGTTGCAGAAGATATTTTAACAGACACCGATAAGGTAGCAGCCTCTCAGGCGGTTGAGACTCTTAAAGTTACTGCCGATAAAGCTGTTGACATCCAAAAGGTTTTCGCCAGCCAAGACGTTCAGACTCAAGCTGTTTCTGCAGATGAAACAATTGATTTGCTCAAGGTTGCTTCAAGTCAAACTGTTGAAACATCATCAGTAGCCAAGGACAAAGCTATTGACCTGCTTAAGGTTGATGCCTCTGGCGACGTTGAGCGAAGCAAGGTGGCGGAAGATAAACTTACAGACTTATTGAAGGTTGATGCCAGTCAGGGCGTACAGGAAGATATAGTAGCAGTTGACGAGGCTATCGACTTGCTTAAGGTTGCATCAAGCCAGACAGTAAGAACAGCAGCGGTAACAGCCGACAAGGCTATTGATCTGTTAAAAGTAGCCGCAGGTGGAGACGTTGAACAAGCTGCTGTTGCAGAGGACGAAGCTACAGACACACTTAAGGTAGCATCAAGCCAAGCAATCGAAACCCTAAAGGTTGCTGCGGACAAGGCTGTTGACCTACTGAAAATTGATGCTAAGGGCGACGTATCCCGTGCTGACGTTCTTGAGGAAGAGCTAACAGACGCTGTAAAAATTTCATCTGGTCAAGCTACGGAAACCCTTAAAGTTGCCGCTGACAAAGCTATTGACCTTCTTAAGGTTGCCGCCAGCCAAGACGTTCAGGCGGACACGGTTGCCGTAAATGAAGCGATTGATTTGCTTAAGGTTGCGTCAAGTCAGATTGTTGAAACAGCGTCAGTATCTAAAGACAAAGCTATCGACTTACTTAAGGTAGATGCCTCTGGTGATGTTGAGCGAAGCAAGGTAGCGGAAGATAAGCTAACAGATTTAGACAAAGTAGATGCATCTGGTGATGTAGAACGCGCTCAAGTAGCCGAGGATCTGCTTACCGATTTAGACAAGGTTGCATCAGGCGGACAAGTACAACGTGCTAGCATGGGTGAGCAACTCAAGACTCAGCGTGAGTGGAACGACTACTACACAGAGATGTTCTCAGAGCATCCTAAGTGCATTGAGGTTGTCTACGAAACGGACGAGCGAATCGCAGGTGACTACAACCTGCAATCAAAGGACACGAATGGACACTACTACTATAAAAACGACAATGGTTACTTTATCCAGAAGTATGATTTTGACACTCGCGGACTTGCTTGGGTTATTTCTTATGGCTTTAGCATATCTACTGACAGTGATGTTTTGTTCTATCAAACACCAAGTAACGACGACTTTCCAAAGCTGGAGCAGTGGTACAACCAAGTAACAACAGCAGTAGAGAGCTACGACTCAATCGTTATTAGCGGTATTACTTCCGCGCCCAACATAAACGGAGGGATGACTGTCAACGGAACTAGAAATGGCAAGGTTAGATATTACGACGATACTCTCGGCGCGTCTTACAGAATACAATGGGATGGCTCTCAGTGGACGATGTTAGACGACTTTGGCGAGGACACATTTACTGTCTCAACAAACTCAGCAGACACAGAGTACCCGCCAACCACCGGCTGGACTGTAGGCTCCTTAGTTTACGATGAAACGACATCTGTTGCTAGCGATGGAGAGGCGTTTAAATCTAGCTATGTAACGTACGATTACTTCAACAACACAGGGTTTATACCATACTCAGAAGCCAACTGGATAGCTTCTCGCAATTACGAAACACCAAGATTCTAAGAAGGAGAACTTAATGTCTATACACCATCAGGCTGCATTTAACAGCGGAGAGATTGGGTCTAAGGCTCAAGGACGCACAGACCTAGACCTATACCGGAACGGCTGTGATCGATTGGAGAACTTTGAAGTGCTACCCCAAGGCGGAGTAGGACGTCGTAATGGAACTGATGTGGTCAAGGAGCTTAATGCTGACACACGCATTATACCCTTTCAGTTTGATGCCGATGAATCATACGTAGTAGAGTTATCCGACGCATCCGTATCAGTCACAGCTAATGATGGAAGCTCTGGTAAGGTGCTGGATATGCAGACGCCTTTACAGTCGCAGTTTGGTGGAGTTACATTTAGTGATGCAACAGATGCACGGATAGACGCCTCTGGTCATCTTGAAATTACGCAAAGCTCTAGTGCTACATTTTCCGGAATACTTACAGTTGGTGGCTTTTACAGAATAGATTTAAAACTCCACCTTCAAGGGGGATCAGATGCCTACATTTCAATTAACGGGGTAGACGTAGACGTTTCTGAGGTTTTCATTTCAGGTAAAGAGGACTACACTCATTACTTTACATCAAGTTCTACAGACTTGGTTATAGCACACGCCCCTGCTGGTGCAAGTGCAAGGATACACGACATAGTTGAATTGGACGTGTACCAAGAAGCTAACCCATCATACACAGGCGATGAGAAGCATGAGGTTCAGTTCACTCAGTCTTTTGATACAATGATTCTTACACATCCAAATCACCCGCCTAAGTTTTTTAACCGTATCAATCTGTCACCTCTTGTATTTGAATACAAAGATGTAACATACGACTACGAGCCATTTGAGGATTTAAACGATAACAGCGACAACACGCTAAGATTTTTTGTTCCTAAAAACGGAAACACGCCGCAAGAGGACGGATATGTTTATACTAATGGTGTTGCAGACGGAGTGGGCTCGCTATACGCTTACACAGACAACGCCACTAGCGCATACGACCTAGAAGGAACATCTGCCGACGCAATCATCAGGAAGGGCTTTAAACTGCAACTGAAGGCAAACCACGACTTTTTTGAAAGCAACATGGTAGGTAGCCATCTGTTAACGCAGGAGCCTACAGGAGGAGCCTCTCTGGTTGAGCGAGGGTTTCTAGATGCTGGTGAAGAAACCTTTGTTTGCACTAATGGAGAAGATAGGCTCGTGGAAATATGGGGCAACTCGACTGCAGTCATATCTTACGGAGATAACTGGGCTGACCGAAGTGATGGAATATATGAACCAACATCAGATTTTGGTGGCGTTACAACAGACTCTACATATGAGAACAGCGTGGTTGGCTTAACTCCGGCAAACAGATTCTACTTAGGCACAACCAACAATGGTGACTGGCTTAAGATAACAGACACATCTGATGAAGGGTTGCACTACGCTATTAAAACTTATACAAGACAGGGTAACTCAGATGCAACAGACGTATCTACAAGAACGCGCGTTCAGCGTCAGTTTTCAGCGGCAGCATTATCAGGCGGTCGAGTAGGCTTTACAGGTGTACTAAACGTGTCATACAACAACTGGGAAGTTACTACAGCACAATCACCAACCAATGCCGTCGACGCTGACAACTGGACTGGACTGGTGGATGTCGAACGATCAACTGATGGCGGTAAGACATGGAACTCTTACATAGTATATAACACCTCGGGCATGGAAGGAACAAACAAGATCGTTGCTAGTCCAACACGAGAAAGTGCTAATACATTCATTCGTGTGCGATATATGCGTGATGCATCAAATACTGGTGGATACCCTGCTATATCACTCGAAGTTGTTGAATCAGACTTAACAAGTGTTGTAAAGATTTTAGATGTAGTTGATTCTACTACTGCATGGGTTGAGGTTAAGTCGCCACTGGTCGGTGCATACTCCACACCATACTTCGCACTAGAGTCATTCTCAGAGCGTAACGGATACCCCGCTGCTGCTAAGTTCTTCCAAAACAGACTATGGTTTAGTGGTTCCAATTCAGAGCCATCAGCTTTATATGCATCGGTTACTGGAGACTACTACAACTTCCTAGGCGGTTCTGAGGACGATTTAGCTATTAAGCGTATCATTGACAACCCAGAAAAGGGTGTATTCTTAGAAGGCAAGAAGCGTCTATTCTTAGGTACAGAGGGTGGCTTCGTATCTGTAGGTGCCGCATCTGACGAGGCATTAACCACACAGGCTAACGTAGAAACCATTAAGGAATCTTCATTCCCTTCAAAGCTAACACAACCATTATTCGTTAACGGGGCTGTGCTATACGCTGAGAAGTCAGGTGAAAAGCTACGCGAACTTATTTACAACAGCAATGAAGCCGGATATGTGGCAAACAACCTCAACGTAATCTGCGACGACATTCTTCGCGAATCACCAATTAAACAGATATTCGCCAAGAACAAGCCAGATACAGTAGTATACTGCGTACAAGAAAACGGCAACGTGGCAGCATTAACATACGAGCGAGGACAGCAGGTTGTAGCGTGGTCACGATTAACAACTGATGGCAATTACAAGTCAGGCACCAGCTTAACTATTAATGGTGAAGAGCAGGTGTGGTGGGTAGTAGAGCGCAACGGAAGCTATTTGTTAGAAAAAGAATCAAGCGACACGTTTGTAGACTCAGGTCTTGAGCTTGCTTCGGGAATAGCAGTTACCACGACTCCCGCACGTTTTGTTGGAAAAGATGTGTATGTATTGCGCGAGGGAAAATACGTTGGTTATCAAGCAAGCGCAGGAGCAACAATTATTATCCCCGGAATAACCTACGCAGATGGAGAAAGTTTTCTGGCTGGCGTACATACCCTTGGATTAAACTACGAATCAATGGCTCGCCCGTTACCCGTAGAGCCTGTAATACAAGGCAAACTACCTAACTCAAGAGTTAAGGGTGTGTCTAAAATGTATGTTAAGTTCTATAACACTAAACAGGCATCTGTTGGTGAAAAGGATAAGACAGCCACGCTAGATGAAGACCTCGATACCACATCGGTAGCTAACAATATTGCCGAAATGGAGATAGAGGAAAAGAGATTCTACATGGCTCAAGACTTTAATAATCAAAAATTACTTGAAATAAAACAAACTTTACCCTACCCTATGACAGTTCTTTCCCTGTCTGCATGGGTAGAAGTTTACGGAGGATAAAATGGAAATAGTCGAAGCAGGATTTTGGATACCTTTTTTATTAGCAGCATCTGCTATTTATAGTGGTGTATCACAGGCACAAGCAGCCAAGGCGTCTGGAAAGGCAGCACAGGACGCGGCTAATTATAACGCAGATTTAGCAATGAAGCGTGCAGAGTCAGAGGCTGATCAAGCAACAACTAAAGCTAAACAGGCTACCCGCCAAGCTCGTCAGATTACCGGTCAGCAGATTGCCTCCATTGGTTCACGTGGCGGATTGGAGGCTGGTGGGGACATCATGCAGGTTCAAACAGAATCCAGCAAAATGGCTGAAAATGCTTTAAATCAAATGTATATAGGCGACCTTGCAAGGACAAGTGGTATTAACACAGCTAGATCAGCTAAGTTCCAAGGCGACATGGAAGAAACAAAAGCTAAGTGGACAGAGCGAGCCGGCTATGTTAGCGCGGTTACTGGCGGTCTTACGGGCTGGTATGCAGGTAAAGACATGATGAAAGACCCGACATAAGGAGCTGTCTAATGGGAATCAAGCTACAGAAGTATCAACAGCAAACAGTCACACCCTCTGACTTTAGTGGCAAGGAAGTGTCTATTCAGGCGGCAGCACAAGCACCTTTACAGGCGGCAGCGGCACAACAGGATATGGTTCAAGGCGTAATGGGAGCATTGCAATCCAGAAAGGACTACAAGGAGCGTCAGGGTTACATCCTTGAGAAGCGAGCAAAGGCTATTACAGATCAGTACGAAACGGATGCAGCTGACCAAGCTACACTAGCCGTAGCCCAGTATGAATCTAGTTGGGATACAGTCTCACCTTCCACCCTAGGTGATCTTCAAAAAGATGAAGGTTACATGGCAATGAACAAGAATCGTGATGCATACTTAGCAGATGTGCCACCAGAAAATCAAGCGGCTGTTAAGCGCGAATGGGATTTTAAAATAGCACAGTCTGTGCTGAAGGCTCAGGGTGAAGGTACTAATCGATTGATGTCAAAGGGTCGTACTCAAACAGAAGCTAAAATTAATAACATTATTAATAGCATGACGGATGAAAACAGCGAAGCAATGCTGGGACAAGCTAATGCGTTGCTGAGTTCGGACCAAGTACAGGATTATTTTTCATCGGAACCAGCCAAGCTAACTGAGTTAAAGAATAACATACTTCCGGGGTATCAAACGCTTCAGGTTCGTGATTTAATCTCTAAAGACCCCTCAGAAGCCCTGAGGATTGCGTCTAATCAACTTTCCGGTAAAGAGGTGACATACGGGTCACTTAGTGCTGCAAACATCAAGGCGCTTAAATCTGAGGCTTTAACGGCTATGAAGGCGGAGCAGGATGAATTAGCTAACAGCACATGGTTGTCAGATAATTATAAAAGCATGAGCGACACAGATAAGATGGCTACTATTAATCAGCTAGTTGTTGATGGTAAAATTAGTTCCTCCAAAGGATTAGCCGAACAACGTCGCATAGAAGAAGACCCCAAGCTATCACCTTCAGAAATCACCAAGCTAGGTGAAGCGCGTGCTGATATACGTTTAGCAGCTGCCGGTCGCCACCCTGATGGCAAGACTGTACAAGAGTTAGTTGAAGAGTACGGCTCAGGAATGCACTCACAGGATTACATGAGCAGACTATCAAGCTACTCCTTAAGAGAAATTGACCCTGATGCTGCAACATCCGGTAGAGCATACGTATCTGTACGTAAAGAGTTTGCTGAAAGACTGGCGGAAATGGCTACTGATGGCGCATTGATTGAGCCGGGTAAAAAGTTTTTATGGCTTGATACAGATACTACCAGACAATTTCAAGGCATGGATAAGGATCAAAGGGAAAGTGCTGCATTCACATTAAATCAAGCATCTATCGTTGAGCTTCAAGACAGACTAGACGACTGGAGAATGAAGAACCCAGACGCATCTACACAAGACGTTCGCCTAGAAGCACAGGAAATATTTCAGCAAGTATCTGATGAGTTCGCTCAAGCAAATACACCATCATTAATCCAAGAGTATAACTTGCTAGAAACTGCGGCTACTCAAGAAGGTGATGAAAGAACTGGAAGAACCAATCCAGTCCGTGATTCAAAAGAAAGCGTTGACGCTAACGAGTCTAATATAGTATTAGTCATGAGTAAATTAAATATTGATCGTGAAGAGGCTATACAAAAACTCAAGGATAATAACCGATGGAAATAAGCGAGAAGAAGGACGAGGGGGTAGTGCAGGAAATGCACAAGGGTGGTGCAGGAGATGCACTAGGGGTAGTGCAGGAAATGCACCCTAACTATAAGAAGGATAACAATAAGAATATAACACAAGAAGATGAGCTATCCTTTTTAGATCAAAAGCCAGAAGTTGATGAACTATCATTCTTAGATAAAGAAGAGGATTCCGATCCAGTAGATGAGCTTGCGTTTTTAGATGAAGAAGATAATGAGCCTCTTATAGATTTATCAGAGCTAGAAGAAGAAGAAGAGCATTTAGATTACAACGCATTCCCACAGCTAAAAGAAACTTTTGATTCCGAGATAGCACGACAGTTTGCTGCACAAAACGGATTAAACGAAGAGGAAGCTCAATTTGCATCAGACCTAGCGCAGACAACTATCTTTGGTAACGCTGCATGGGGCGAGAGCTTTGAACAGCAGATGTCTGACAACACAGCCCTATCACTCGGCATGGGTACAGTTAAAGCATTTACATCAGGTGTAGGCGGTATCATTGATATCTTTGGTGATGAAGATAACGTAATGAATAAAAAGTATGACCAGCTAGACTCTATACAAATGAAGGGTTTAACAGAAGCTATAGAGAATGGCGACCAAAGTCAATTCCTATTACGCTCTGTAAACAAGACTGTTAGCGATGTAGGCGGTACACTATTCCTAATGGGTAAAATGATGAAGGGTGCTAATGCATTACTTAAAGGTAAGAATTTATCACTCATAGCCAAGGGTAAGACTTATAAAGAGTTGTTTAAAGTTACAAGTTTACGTAGTGCGTTTATGGGTGCATACGCAATGGCTACCACTACAGGCTCACTAGAGGAGCGTACCAAGGCTGCTGGGTTAATGGCTGGCATGAGTATGACCCCCGTGATAACAGGTCTAGCTAGAACCAACCTCGGTGCTATCGTAGCTGACATTGGTGCTAACGTAGCTATTACGCAAAACTTCCGCATGGAGGATGCATTAGCTAGAGCTAGAAGCATGGCTGAACGAGTGGCTGGTGAAGGTGCTACTGAGGAAGAGATTTACGAAATAGAGAAACAATTCGTCATGTCCGAGATGATTCAGAACTTCGGACCTGATGTTGCGTTCGGTGCAATGACTAGATCAGTACGAGCTACCCAAGAGCAAGCTGCACGTACAGGCACTGCTCCTACACGCAAGGAGATCAGACAGGAAGTTAAGAAGGGTGAAACAAACCCTTACATGGATCTAACAGGTAGACCTATCACAGATGCAGACATGGCTCCTACCAAGGCGGCTGAAACTGTATTTACACCAGAGGGCGCACAGACCGCAGGTCAACGTCTTAAGCAGGATAAACGTGTAGTAAAGCAGAAACTAGTAAAGAACCAAAAGGAAGGAAAGGCGAGAAGGCGTCAAATTTACACCACAATCGGTGAGAGCCTTAAGGTGAATAAGAAGCCGTCTAAGAAGACAGAAGCCGTTACACGCGATTCTCGTGGCTTTAAAGGGCTAGTAGAGGGAGCCACCGCACTGAAGAGACAGTTTTCAACGATGGATGAGTTAGCTGACACGTTAGATGGTGGTAAAGCTAAATACGATGGAGCAGCGCACAGAGCATTGGTAGATAACAGACGGGTAGGAGATGCTGCTGCTACCAAGATGACTCGATTCCGTAAGCAAGCCTTCGATAAAGTAATGAAGGATGCGAAGATGAGTACCCGTAAGCTGGGTCAAAAGATTAGCTTCCACCCCGGATATGGCAAACTAAGCCGATCAGAACTTATGGGCATCTATGCTAAGTCTAAACAAACTGGTGGTATGCGAGCTGTACTAGCAGGTAACTTCAAGGGCGACAAAGCAGCTATGCGCTCTGCCATTAAGTACGTAGAAAGCAATCCCGCACTCAAGCAGATGTCTGACTATATTATTGCGGATTACGCTAGAACACGTGGTCGTATTGCTGAAACCTATGAAAAGGTAGAAGGTAAAGCATTAGCCGATATAGACTACTACACACCGCTAAACAGAAAAGGCGTAGAGTTTAATAAGGGTATTGATGATATTAAAAATATGATGGAAGGTTCTGGTAACTTCTCCACTGCACAGCTATCCAAGGCGCAAATGAAACAGCGTGTTGGCTCAAATGCTGAAGTTAGATTAGACCTAGTTGGCGAATGGTTGGGCATGACTAGCAAGATGGAACACTACATACATCAGGCAGACAATGTTAAGACTATTGATGGCATCATTAAAAACCTAGGCTCTGATATAGAGAAGGCTCATGGCAAGTCTATGGTAGACGAGTTAAAGAATTATCAAGAGCGCGTAGCTAACCCCGACGTACTGTATAAAGCGGATAATCAAGTCGACAAGGTCTTTAAAACTATTAGAAAGAATTTGTCAGTAGGTTACCTAGCATACAATGTTAAGACTATAACTAAGCAGATACCTTCATACTTCTTTTATATGCAAGACCTAGGCTCTACTCCAGAAGGATTGGCTAGACTGGGTAGATCAATGGTAGATACAGCTTCTAACTGGACTACAGTTAAGGAGAATGGTAAGACCAGACTTGTTAACGCTCAGGTTAAGTTTGCTGAAAAGATGGATGAAAACATCAGAAGCACCACTGTTGATAGTGTTATCAATGAGTTCAGAACTAATCATCGGAACGTTTATGACAAACTTGTAGGAAAAATAGGTGAAGATGGCTTACGTGGTATTGTTGCAACCGACAAAGTTGTAAGAGCGAGTGGATGGAATGCTGTATACAAGAAGGCATTGCAGGAAAATAAAACTCAAGCAGAAGCGGTACGACTAGCCAGAAACACTACAGCGCGTACACAGCCTACCAACGTAGCCGCAGACCTCGCTAGCATATATCAAAAGGGTGAGGGCTACAGAACCGCATTGATGTTCTCTAATCAGCTATTGAAAATTTATAACGGCATATACAATCGCGCGCCTAAGCTGGCTAAGAATTTACAAGACCAGCAGTCACGTGATCAGTTAACAGGTTTGATTATGTCTACTGTATTAGCTGGTACAGGCATCTGGGCTTCTGATAATGGTAAGTTACCTGAGAATGAAGAAGAACTAGTCGATATGATGACAAGTATCTTCCTGAATGGATCGGGACCGGTTGGTGGTGCTGTTGCTCAGACTATGTCAGGGTTTGACTACGAATTACCAATTATAGGTGCAGGTAAAGATGCTATTGAACTAGGTAAAAAGATAGCAGACCCAGATCAGGATGTAGAATTTCGTGACTATCAGGGTGTACTAGCAGCTGCAGGTGTTCCTGTAACTGGTGCTAAACGGGCTTATAAGGCTGTAGAAGAGGGTTCAGTGCTGCCTTTATTCATGCCTACGAAGAAGGAAGAACCGAAAAAGTTTAATATAGATTGACAACTTAATAAGACTTATATATAACAAATAAATAATTAACACACGAAAGGTTAGGTAAGGTAATGGGACTAGGTAACATTAAAGCTGGTGAAGATCGGTACAACAACAAACTACAATTCGCACACTTGCGTACAGATTTATACAATAATTTATCTGCAGGTGGAACATACGAAAACACAGGAGCTGACCGGGCGGTTGTATTAACCCCTACAGTAGCTGACGCATGGATTAAGATCGAAGGTTCTACTCCATCACCCGCTACAGACGAAGGCTTCTTGCTTCCCGCTGGTGGTAGCTATACTACTATCCTACGTGCTGGCGAGCATATCGGTTCTACTGCGGTACTCAACATCGTTCCTCTCGGAGAGATCTAATGTTTGGCGGCTTTGGAAGTCGCTTTGCTAAGTTCGGAACAGGTGGTGGTGGACGCTCGATCGCATCTTCCGCTGACCTGCTTCAGCTTTTTAAGCGCGGATCAGAAGATGGAGCTATGATCGATGAGTTGGATAACACAACTGATTTAGATCTCACTAATGTTAACTGCCTGAGCTTTGACGGGTCTGGTGATTATGTAAAAGTTGACTCATCGGGTGGTGTAGATTTAACAACAAATGCAGGAAATCATTTTGGCTCTTGTGTTATTACAGCAACCTTTAAACAGGAAGTAGCAACTACGCAAGCTATTTATTCTAATGGTCTTGCAGCTTATAGATTATTTACGCAAAACAATTTTTTAAAGGTAAATAGTAGTAGTGCAGAAATATTTGCTATAGAGTTAAATAAGGTTTATCGAAGCACAATAACTTATGATGCAAGTGGTCAGGTAACAAATTTTGTTTTAGAAAACCTAACAGATGGAACAACACAAACAGACGCAAACATAAGACCCGCAGGTAGTCACGGAGGAAGTGGTGGGTTTCAAATTGGTGCCAGAAATGGTGGTCTAAGCTTTAAAGGCAAAATATCTAATGTTTCTGTATCGAACTCTTCTGTAGGTGCAAACATTCATTTACCATTAGCAGAAGGCTCTGGCTCTGTAGCTTATGATGTAAGCGGTAATGGAGCTAACGGTACAATAATTAATGCAACACATTCTACACTTGACGACATCGAGTCTTGGAACCACGAGTATGGGTTTGATACAGATATATTTAAAGGATATGCAGGTTACTGGAGTTTAGCTGCAGCTGCTGATGGTACTTGGACAGTAAATGAATCTAATCTTACATTAGCAGGTAACGCAGGAACTTCTAGCAAACTTAAGCAAGTTGTTGATGGAATGGTTTCGGGTGACACTTTGGTTGTATCTGGTACTATAACGCAAACAACTGGTCAAGCAAGTGGTTCCGATGTAGCTATATCGGCAACCTCAGCAGGATGGTCTGAAGGGTCTGTATACATAGGCGGTCAAATAGGTACATACACTTTTTCTACCACTCTTAATTCTACTTCAAGTAATTGTGATATTCGATTGATTGCACTTAATGGGGCTAATTTAGTTATTAGTGACCTTAAGTTTACTGTTGTTAAGAAGATTCCCGCACTCAACACCAAGACAAAACAGGTTGCTACGTTTGATGGTGTGGATGATTATGTGGATACTGGAGTCAGCGACCAACTTGTTAAAAAGTATTCAGTTACCTTTACACCGACTGTAATAAACGATGGAGTTCTATTAGGATTGCGCATTTTCAGACCCGCGTGCCTTGAGCTTTTGTCAGACGGCTCAATGAGAACTGCCTTATCTGAGGGAGAGCCAGAGGCGAGAGGTAACAGCCTAGGGGCGAACCGAACTACTACCACAACTATTGTTGCGGGAGCAAAGTATACGGTTGAAGTTGATTACGATAACAATGAAATAAAAATCAATGATGTCGTCCAGTCTACTTTTGCAACTTCAGGTCAAAATCACAGAAACGATAACGTTTGGATTGGTGGCAGAGAGGACTTTTCAGCTTTGCAAAATCCATTTAACGGTATTATTCATAACGTTAAGCTTGAAAGTGCTACTGCTGTATTGGCTGAGTACGACTTCCAAAGCGACATCGGCACAACTAACATTGTTGACGTATCAAGCAATGGCAATGACGGAGATTTAACCTATGGTGCTGGCGCACTTGAATCCTTCTGGGGCACTCGTGTAGCAGACGCATCAGGTTCGCTT